GTGGCCCTTAGTGATACCAAACTCCGAAGCATCAATGCTAAGCCATACAGCGGCGCAGCTGAGGTCACAGATGGTGACGGGCTGAGTGTACGCATAACTCCCACAGGCACGATCACATTCCAGTTTCGTTATCGCTGGAACGGTAAGCCCGTTCGCCTCTCCATTGGCCGCTATCCCGCTATGTCTCTCAAGGAGGCGCGCGTAGTCGTCGGAGAGATGCGCGAATTGTACCTCAAGGGGCTAAACCCGAAAAATTATTTCGCCAAAGAAGATGGGGAGCTGACTCTCAAAGAATGCCTGGATCAGTGGTGGAGCAAGTATGTTGAAACGCTGAAGCCGAACACTCAGACGCTGTACAAGTCAGTTGTGTACAACACGATGTACACAGAATTCCAGGACGCTCCGGTAGAAAACATTCCTGTTTCGGCATGGGTGCGTTTCTTTGATAAGCAGGAAAAGAAGAACAGCAAAAAGGCTAGGGTGCTTCTTCTACAGCTACGTTCCGTTATGAACTGGTGTATCAGCCGCCAGTTGATCCCATCGTGCGAAGTCCTGAAGCTTAGCGTTAAGACCATTGGCAAAAAACCTGATGTGGGGAGCCGGGTTCTGACGTATACCGAGTTGGCTAAAATTTGGTTAGCTCTTGAGAACAACAAAATCGTTACGTCTAACAAGGTGCTTCATCAGCTGCTTCTGCTTTGGGGGGCCAGGCTATCAGAGCTGCGCCTGGCTACGGCCAGCGAATTCAATATGGATGATCTTATCTGGACGACGCCAGGAGAGCATTCCAAGATGGGTAATGTTATCCGTCGCCCGGTGTTTGATCAGGTGAAACCTTTTGTTGAAAGACTCCTCAATGCTGGAAACAATGTTCTGTTTCCCGGCCAGGAACTGGACAAGCCTATAGATCGCTCGTCAGCAAATCTCTATATGAAGAAATTAAGGGATACAATTGATATACCTGAATGGCGAACACATGATTTTAGGCGCTCTCTGGTGACGAATTTATCAGGGGAAGGGGTTATGCCACACGTCACCGAAAAGATGTTGGGGCATGAGTTGGGCGGGGTGATGGCGGTGTATAACAAACACGATTGGCTGGTGGAACAGAAAGAAGCATATGAACTGTATGCGGATAAGTTGTTCTGGCACGTTAAAACCTTATTATCTCAGAATTGAGCTGGCTGCTAGTTTCTGCTGCACACAAGCGAAATGAAGAGATAACTATAAGTGTCGAACGTTTGACAAAATTTCTTCTACTATCTCTATCATAAATTTATTACCCTTCTGATTAAAACACTCGAAATGAAGATAATATTATAAGGCTACATATGAAACATCCATGCAAATCGATAAAATTAATGAATGCTAGGTGGGAATACTAGGATTGTAAGTGAAAGGTGGCAATAGCCACCTTTACGGAGGACATTATAACGGAACACCTTCTTGGATGATGGTCCATTACTTGGCTGTTATTAGACTATGTAGCTGAGAAATAACTAATGGATCTGTCACAATATAAGCTTTAAACGGGGTTTCATTTGTAGTTTTAGGTAAACAAAGGGGTTCGTCACCACAGAAGATATCAATATGCTTACCCTTTATGCTTCCGCCTCGATCAGCTGCGATAAAATACCCATCATGACGAATGTATTCACCTGTTCTAGACCTGACACTTTGGACCGCTGCATTTGGAATATAAATGACAGAACCATATATTAATCGTTTGTCATAATTATTATCTATTGCAATCACTCGGTATGGCACTAAACGATAATCTCTAACACCATTGCCATATTCCTCATTCGAGATTCTATATCTTGTTCTGCCACCTTTAGCGATAGATGCTTCGTCTTCTTTTTTATAACCTTTAATTGCCTTAAGGCAATCGACATTGTTGGGATCTTTTTCCGGGCGCAAACCATCTATTACGGCAAAGACTTTATCTACCCCATTGACGGGCGTCTGAATAGAGCCCTCGATGGCACCCAAACAAAATGAAGCTTTTGTTATTGGGTCACTAATAGGATTATCATTTTTATCCCTGAGTGGTACACCACCGGGGTCAGGATTACCATGTTTTTTTTGATAATACGTAGCATAAAGATTTATCGTAGCAAGTGAGTTTAGGTTTGCGGGAGGGGGTATTGTATATTTTTCTTTTTCCAAATCTAAACTAATGTTGTCTGAAGTGGGTGCAAGACAGCCAGAAATTATTGTCACAATGAATAATGCTGCTATCTCGTTCAACCTTATTGCTGCTTTCATGATATTTTCTCTTTCATGAATTAATGTTCGGTGAGGTGATTTTTAAGAACATCATGGGCTAGGTTCTTTTTTAGGTTTTAGGGGTGCTTGCAGTCTCATTTGAAATGGATAAATTTCTCCCTTGAGGTGACAATTTGCATAGACCTATATTTGACATAATTAAATCAGCAAGGCTGTCATAAACAATGTTTGAATTAATCTCTTTGTATTCAGAATGATACCCTTTGGTTCCTTTAACTCTACTTATTTTAGATAAATAGACTGATTTTCCTCCATTGCTCCCCTTAATTACTGGTTGGTCTGCTTTTTTCTTTTTATCTAATAAACTTGTTAATGCAGTTAGATCAGGAGTAACAAGTGTTACTGCTGCTTGTTGTGTTTGTAATTCGAATATCAAATCATTCAATATGCCATGTGTATAAGGCAGTAGAGCTAATGCTATTCTATGATTATTACTATTATCATCAATTATAATGTTATATTGGGAAGCCGTTAATTCAGTGACGGAACGATACATACAGTTTATTTTTTCTTTTGTCACTTGGTAATTGAGTAACTGAATATCATAGTTATATCTTTGTGAAGCAGCACCACTCCCTAATGCAACACCACCTCCGTACAGTGCTGTAGTTACTGCACCGCTAGCTGCTGCAATTACTGCTGTAATTGAACCCAACATACCAACATCTCCTAAAATATTTTTTTGATTCGATAATTTGACCATTTTGTCAGATACATCATTACCTGTAGTTCTTATTAATTCAACTACTTGTGCATATGAAGGGTTTGAGGATTTTAGATATAGGTCTTTTGAGGTATTAAGTGATTTAAAGTCCGGTGTTGATGTAGGGTAAGGGTTTGTGCAAGATACAGCAAGTAAGCACAGAGATGTACTAAATAATCGCATATATACTCCTCTGCACCGAGAATGAATAACAACATTATCAATGTGAGTTTAAATTAATGCTTATAAATCTGCATGTCATAAATATTGAATTTTTATGACATGTTAACTTCGTCATTTTTGTGAAAAGCTACCTATTTGTGTAGGTTTAGCTCTTTATCGCAGCGGTGTCAAATTTCAGATACATTAATTAAACCTTTCGGTTAATACCACCATCGCCGAGCTGGTTTTCCATATCGGCTACGATCTCCTGGAAGGCGTGCTCAATGATTTTTTTCGGCTCGATCAGCTCATACCAGAGGACCAGCTGACCGTCGCGCAGGCGGTAGCGAATGCGCGCATCGATTTGGTACGGTGCGCCATTATGGAAAGGCGCGATTGCCAGGCTGATTTTTTCCGGGATTTTGGTATTACCTGAGCCGGATTTATCATCGCTGTACTGGAACTGACAGGTTCCGTCCTGCAGGCGCTTAACCGACTTGAACTCAACTTTCCTTGTCTCCTGGAAGGCGAGTACCATTTCCAGGAGATCGGTACCGGACGGGCCTTTATAGTTATCGCTAATCGGCGCGATGTTCTGGATGTTGTTTTCCAGAAACTCAGCGAAGTCGATCTGATTCATCTTGTCACCATCAGACCCCACCCATGCTTTCCAGTCATCAGAGAAAGGACAGTCATAAACTGCTTTGTGCATTCCCCAGTGGGGGTTATCGGCGTCCTGGTGGAAGTCCAGCACCGCGACGATCCGGGTTTTGGTCTTGTCGGCGAAAACAACAGAACGCGCATCACGGAATCGCTGGATATATGCGATTAGCGAACCGGGGGAAATCAGGTTTGTATTCTGGCGAATACGAGACGGGGCAATCTGGAGGCTTTCGAGCGATTTGATATCGAAGCCATCCGGGACGACGACGGACGGGATGTCGGTATTAGTTTTCAGCGTTGCAGCAACCAGATCGCGGATGTCGTGCACGGCAGAGCCTTCAATTTGAGACATTGAATAATTCCTTTAGAGAGGTGTGTTGAAAAAGAGGGGGGGATTACTGAGCCAGCTTAATAGGCGCAGCTTGTGGTGCTTGTTCGATAACTTTCAAATCCATCTGAACTTGCGCCGGGTCATCACGCAGCAGATCGCCATCAGCGGTAGAGAACATGATGGTATCGGCGCGGTCCAGCTCAGGGATAGTGCGGGTTACTTTTGGCGTGACCTTCATGGTGTTTTCGTCACGGGTATTCAGCATTGAACAGTTAAGGGTAAGGGTCACTGCTCCCTTTTTACCCGTTTCACGTACAGCCTTGATGACTTCGGCCAGCGCTTCGGTCAGCTCGGCATCGAGAGTGCCTTTGTTGATGTACGCCAGCTGCTGGCTAAACGGCGTGGTATTTTTGGTTTCGGACATAATTATCTCCAGTTATCAGCAAGGATCGCCTTTCTGGGTAAGAAGCCAGTACAACCAGCTCTGCCGCCAGAAGCGAACGAATGATTTAGGGTTGCGAACAGCCTACACACCACGAGGGACGCGCATCAGATCGCCGTAGGGGAAATTAACGTTACGGAAGGTCATATAAATCACCGATTAATTAGGTATCCGGCAGGAGTTGAACCCGCGCTGGGTTGGGCAGCCCAGCCAACACCGGGAGCGGACACATTGAATAAAAAGGGCGGTTATCCGCTGCCGTTGAGACAGTCACCGCGTCATAACGGATATTGAGGTTGGTCAGCGGGATAATCTCGCGTGTGTCAGGGTGCAGCAGCCGGAAACCATAATTACCCGGATCAGAAACAATGCTGGTATCAAAGCTCAGCCGACCCACCGGATTCAGCCAGACAGTAGCGGCGCGGCCCTGGCGTTGATGGCTAACCGGCATCAGAGGTTTTGCCGCTTTGCCGTCAATCAGCGCCCGCTTTTCCATCACTGAAATATACAGCCCCTGAATATAGGAGCTGCGGGCGGTGAGATGCGCGCCATCCGTGTAGTCGTGAATGTACATCGGGTTAGTGAGGTACACATTTTCGCGTGTCTGCGCCAGCTCCAGCAGCGCCATCGGAATGGTGGGATAGGCTGTGTTCGGCGTCCGGTTTATCCAGCTGCTGAACTGATAGACAAAAATAGGCACATGGACTTCTTCGCCGCAAACAGTCGAGGCGTGGGCATCGATCCGCTGTTGCATGGTGTCGAAAATAGCCTGATAGTCTGCTTTGGTGGTGCCTTTCGTCTGGTCTGCTTCGCCCTGCATCCAGTACATCGCCACAGGCCGGTAGGTTTTCCCGAGCTCCTGAGCGCGGGCGTAACCATAACTGATATCATCGAAAACTCGCTGCATGTACTTTCCGGGATACGCCGCCAGCACATCAATTGGCTGACCGCCCTCCGCCGGAACAGAACCCAGAATGATCAGATCATCCGGGTTAAAGCCATAGTTCTCGGCAATCATCAGTTCATACCAGCCGCGAATGCTGGCCCCCATAGGGGTTTCCCATGCCTGGCCGTTATCGGTGTTTTTATACGTCTCGACGTAGGGAACCAGCTGAGCATGGTTTTCTGCCGAAGTGCCGGAGCCATCCTGCGCCCGTACACCACCGATAAAACGCAATGCGGTATACAGCGCAGCGATTGTAATCAGCGCCTGAGTATTTATGCCCGCAGCGAGCGATTGTCCGTAACCAATTTTATGGGCAATATCCGGCAGGCGTGAGTAAATGGACTGATTAAAATAGCGCAGGAATTCCGGGGAAATAATCGCTTTAACTTCCAGAGTTTCGGCTTTCAGCGATTTTACCTCTCCATGATTCGCTTCAATTTTCCCCGCAGCAAATGCCCCGTTTTTTTTGATACCCACAGCCGGACGATTTAACGAATCACGCCACGCCATAACGAAATCGCGGAATGTCGCAGTAGAAATGCTGGCGTTGGCTGGTAACCCTAAGATACTGGCAATCGTAAGATTGTTGATCTCAGCCTTCCCTGATTTCAGTACCCCTTTTTTATTAATGGCAAAACAAAGCCGTTTAAGGGTGTCATAAACTGAAACAGCGTTACCATCAGCCACTACAGATAAAGCGGAATTCCCGATATTCAGACGTGACGACGAGATGAGCGACGAAATAAATTCATCCGCTGAGAGCTTTTTTAATTCTGCTTTATTCGCCTTAATCCACCCGGCAAGCAACCGGCCCGCCTCATCCAGCCCTACCGAATAATTTTTCCGTTCATCCATAAAGGCAAGAGACATACCCGCTGGCGCATTCTGGCTGAATGTTGCTCTGATCAAGTCAGTCATGATATTGACCAGCTCCTGAGATGGCATTTTCCGCCCGGTAGGTTGCAGCGTCCCGCCGTTATTCATGTACTCATCCGCCAGCGCCCAGACGTCCTGGCTGCGAACATAGGTCGTGGAGCCAACGGGGATATTCGCGATATCTGCCTGCGCTGCCGCCTCATTCATATACTGCTTGCTGAGTGGGATCAGGTTCTGCCTGACCTCATCGTTTTTCGCCATCATTCCGCGCCAGGTATCCAGATCATCGCCAGCGCGATCCGGCTCAGTCAGCGCAGGCCCATTGACCAGCTTATCCAGGCGCTCAGCGTTATCGAGCAGCACAGCGGGAGACGTGCTCCCCAGCTCCGGGTTAAAGGCCATGTTTTTTGCTCCAAAAAGAGGCTTCGCCCAAACGAGGGTTTGAGCGAAAGGCCGCGGCTTTTTACAATCAGCTATTTCAAGGAGTTAGATAGTGCTGATTGGCTATGCGAGGGTATCAACCGGGGATCAAAACCTCGATTTACAGAAAAACGCGCTGATCCGCGCAGAATGTGAGCTGGTTTTTGAAGACACGGCCAGTGGGAAGAATGCCAGGAGACCAGGGCTAAAACGCGCGCTGCGGCGACTCCGAGCGGGCGACGTGCTGGTGGTCTGGAAACTGGACCGGCTTGGCCGCAGCGTGCGTGATCTGATTACGCTCGTGTCGGAGCTTCAGGCGCGCGGGGTGAACTTCCGCAGCCTGACCGACTCGATCGACACTTCGACGCCAGCAGGCCGCTTTTTCTTCCACGTCATGAGCGCCCTGGCGGAGATGGAGCGCGAGCTGATAGTGGAGCGCACCCGAGCCGGGTTGGCTGCAGCGAGGGAGCAGGGGAGAGTCGGCGGCCGCCGCCGGGTAATGACTGAAGAAGTGGTGGAGCGGTGCTGCAGAATGCTGGAGAACGGCGCTACCCGGCAGCAGGTAGCCGATGTGATAGGGGGGGAGTGAAGACGATTTATAAATATTTTCCGGCTCAATGCAGCCAGTCGAATTGAGGCATCAATGCGTTACGTCTGTGCAGATCATTGATAGCCATTGCCAATATTGATCTGCTGCATACATGCATTTACTGTATTTATATACAGTATATTTGATAGGGGGAAGTATGCCGCGTTTATACGAAATCGAGACAGCTTGCCGGAACGCAATAGATATCCTGCCTAACGGAAAGCGCATCCTCACCACCAGGCGATTTCTGCAGGAACTGGAGAGATATAACTGGCACTGGTCGCCACGGCAGGCTAACCAGTGGATAGAAGGCTACGTGACAACATTCCGCGACGTCTCAACTCAGGAAGGTGACGATCGCACGTTCCAGCTTTACAACCCGAATGGAGGGCTGTAATCGTGGGCTTTCCATCGCCAGCATCAGACTATGTAGAGGGACGGCTAACCGTCGATAAGCTATGCAGCATCGGCCCTAATACTCGGGTCGTACAGACTGAAACTGGTTATGCCGTAGTTGATTTCTCCGTTAAACCAAAGCAGCAGGACACGGTATTGATCCAGTACTCCGGCGGTACAGATTTTGCGAAAGTTATGGGGCACGCGTTTATTACTCGGGATGGTGAGGCGCTGGAAGGCGAGGCATTGGACGATGTGGTAGTGTTAGGAATAGTGACATTCGTCATCAACCGCACTAGCCGTAATGATGACGAATGCCCGGTTATATAATGCCTTCAAAATATGTGTACATACATGAGTACATAAAAAGGTATTGATTTGCTTTATTTTTCAATAAATACATTAAGTTATATTATTTATTAACCATATCCATTTAACTAAAGGGATGAAGCGCCGGGATTATAGCGTTTTTTTCTGCGTACGTTAAGCTCGCATGGGTCAACTGCTTAATCTATAGCCATTTAGCGCTTTTACCCCTCTTTTGTTGCACGAGCTTTCTTCTCTCGGCTCATGTCGTTGCGGATCTGGGCATGACTTAATAGAGCGAAAATAAAGGTTCCGCCGCATATGTTACCGGCAAGAGTTGGGAGAGCAAAAGGCCAGATAAATTCCTGCCATGGCAGCACCCCGTTGAACACCAGATAGAAAATCTCGACGCTGCCAACCACAATATGCGTGGTATCCGCCAGTGCGATAAGCCAGGTCATCAGAATGATGACGACAATCTTTGCAGAACCTGCGGCAGGAAACATCCACACCATAGTGGCAACCAGCCAGCCGGAAATAATCGCATTAGCGAACATCGC